TGACTACAACCACAGCCGGTGATCAAATCAATGGGGCGCTACGCCTAATCGGTCAACTGGCTGAAGGTGAAGAACCGTCTGCTGCGACCGCTACTGATGCGTTAGCCGCACTCAATCAGATGATCGACTCATGGAACACCGAGCGCTTGTCGGTGTTCTCAACGCAAGATCAGGTCTTCTCTTGGTTGCCTGGCTTTGCCACACGCACTCTCGGCCCCACGGGCGACTTTGTAGGCAACCGCCCTATTCTGATAGATGACTCGACTTACTTCCGCGATCCGTCATCTGGCATTTCGTTTGGCATTAAACTAATCAATCAACAGCAATACAACGGCATTGCGGTCAAAACCGTGACGTCTACTTACCCGCAAGTTATGTTTGTCAACATGACTTACCCCGACATTACAATGACCGTCTACCCTGTACCCACCAAGGTATTGGAATGGCACATTGTGTCGGTCGAGGAACTGACTACTGCCGCGTTGTTGTCTACGCCCTTGGCGTTTCCCCCAGGCTATCTTCGGGCTTTTAAATACAACTTGGCGTGTGAGATTGCACCTGAGTTTGGTGTAGAGCCCTCACCCCAAGTGTCGCGCATTGCGATGTACTCTAAGCGCAACCTTAAACGCATCAACAATCCTGACGATATTATGTCGTTGCCTTATTCAATTGTTGCAACGCGTCAGCGCTTTAACATCTTTGCCGGTAATTATTGATGAAGTCGCCTATCCTCGGCTCCGCTTATACGGCTCGCAGCGTCAACGCTGCTGCCAACCGTATGGTCAATTTGTTTCCCGAGGTAATTCCCGAGGGCGGGCAAGAGCCCGCGTTTCTGAACAGGGCTCCAGGGCTGCGTTTGGTCACGTCTGTTGGCACCGGCCCCGTGCGGGGGCTATGGACGTTTGACAACAATATGTACGTCGTGTCGGGTAATACGCTGTACAAGGTAGACACCGAGTACACCATTACAACGCTTGGCACGGTTGCCAATGACGGCCCTGTGTCAATGACCGACGATGGCATTCATTTGATGGTGGCGTGTAACGGGCCAAGTTTTGTATACAACGCTGACACCGACGCGTTTGGGCAGATTACCGACCCTGACTTCCCTGGTGCGCTAACGGTGTCGTACCTTGGTGGCTACTTTGTGTTCATAGAACCCTCTAGCCAGCGCGTATGGACGACTACGTTGCTTGACCCACTCACCATTGACCCACTTGATTTTGCAAGCGCAGAGGGCGATCCTGACCATTTGGTGTCATCTATTACCGACCATTCTGAGATTTGGTTGTTTGGTGGCAACTCGGTCGAGGTTTGGTACAACGCTGCCGCAGCGGGTGCGGGTTTTCCCTTACAGCGAATCCAAGGCGCGTTTAACGAAATTGGTTGCGCTGCAACATTTTCCGTTGCCAAATTGGATAATGGGGTGTTTTGGTTAGGCGCGGACGACCGTGGCCGAGGCATTGTCTACCGTTCACAAGGCTACACCGGTGTGCGAATTAGCACCCACGCAGTCGAGTGGCAAATTCAGCAATACGGTGACATTTCTGATGCCATTGCCTACACCTACCAACAAGACGGTCATGCGTTTTACGTCTTGACCTTCCCCACCGCGCAAGCGACTTGGGTGTTTGATGTGGCGGCACAAGCGTGGCATGAGCGGGCAAGTTTTACCAATGGCGACTTTAGTCGTCACCGCAGCAATTGCCAAGTGTCGTTTAACCAAGAGATTATCGTAGGCGATTTTCAAAACGGCAATTTGTATGCTTATGATTTGAACGTCTACGCTGACGGCCCCCGCATTCAGAAATGGTTGCGTTCATGGCGCGCGCTCCCCACCGGCACTAATAACTTTAAACGTACTGCCCAGCATTCGTTGCAACTGGATTGCGAAACCGGTGTGGGTCTGCCAGGCGTGACCGAGGTGCCTGGGCGCATTTACTTGAGCCCCTTGGTAATATCAGGCTCGCTTGGTATTGTCGATCAGATCGAAATTATTAACGCCGTAGATGATTTTGTGCAACCTCAAGTCATGCTGCGCTGGTCAGATGACGGCGGTCACACTTGGTCAAACGAGCATTGGAAATCAATGGGCGGCGTAGGCGAGTACGGCACCCGCGTCATTTGGCGCCGCCTTGGTATGACTTTAAAACTGCGTGATCGGGTTTATGAGCTTTCAGGCACCGATCCGGTCAAGATTGCCATTATGGCGGCAGAACTTGACGTTGAGGCAACCAAAGCATGAACCCCACCCAAATCACCGCGCCACGCGTTCCGCTTGTAGACCCTAGAACGGGGCTAATCTCGCGCGAGTGGTTTAGGTTTCTTAATGCAATATACGAACAACTAGGCGGGGGCACGGGTGCTGCGTCCGGTACGTTTACCACAGCCGATTCTAAAACCGTGACGGTCGTCAACGGCATCATTACAGGGATAGTCTAATGTCGATCAATCTTTCAGCCTTTGCCGGTGCGGGCGCTCAATTCCTAGACGCCAATGGCGCACCGCTCACGGGCGGCTTGCTGTACAGCTACCTGTCGGGCACAACTACGCCAGCTACAACCTACACTTCGCGTGATGGTGGAACTAACAACACCAACCCGATTGTGTTAGATGCAGCAGGGCGCACACCGGCTGAGATTTGGTTAGACGGCGGGGTGCTGTACAAGTTTGTGTTGACCTCTTCGACTTACGCACAAATTGGCACCTATGACAGTATCCCTGCAATTAACGACACCACAAGCATTAGCAACCTCATTACGGTTTCCGGTACAAATGCGCTGACAGGCTTGGCTACGCCTACGTTGGGCGGTTATGCTGCGGGCGCACAATTTAGTTTTATCGCCCAAAACACCAACACCGGCGCGGTCACAATCGACATCGACACGCTCGGTGTCAAGTCAATTACCAAGTTTGGCACTACACCTTTAGCGGCGGGCGATATTACTGCCGGTGCGTTGACGTTGATTGAGTATGACGGTACGCGATTTCAACTACTTAATGTTAATACACTTAGCAAAACTACCGCTCTCTCAATCGCTTTCTCAATTATTTTTGGACTATAAATCATGGCCGCACCTAATATTGTTAACGTCACAGCAATTTATGGCAAAGTCGTAACCGCCGATTTAACGACAACCTCGGCAACTTCAGTTTTAAGCAACGCTGCGTCAAGCGGCAAAGTGTTTAAACTTGATTCGCTTGTGGTCGCCAATATTGATACTGTAAACGCAGTTACCGTTACAGTTAATCATTATTCTGCTGCGGCGCTCGGCGGAACAGCTACGGCAATGGCGTCTACTGTTTCAATTCCGGCTGCGTCAACTTTGGTGGTCATTAGTAAACTCAATATGATTTACCTTGAGGAGAATATGTCGATTGGTGCGGTTGCGGGCACCGCGTCAAAACTGAAAATTGTTTGTAGCTATGAGGACATATCGTGAGCAATGGCGGCGTAATCGGCACATCCCTTGCGCCCAACCAATCGGGTATTTGGACGCTTGAAGACTATCAATTAGCCAAATCATATCCGTTTGTTACTACCTCACTTTTAGTAGTAGGCGGTGGCGGTAATGGTGGGGTTTCTTCTAGTTATGGCGGCGGCGGTGGCGCGGGCGGGTTTATTAACTCAACCAATCTTGCCTTGCAAAAAGGCGTAACGTATACCGCAACCGTTGGCTCGGGCGGCGGTAACGCATCGTCGTTTGGCAGCGTGGTGTACGCAATCGGCGGCGGCGCTGGTGGGTATGCGCCAAGCGGTATTTCATCAGGCTTTTCAGGGGCAAGCGGCGGCGGCGGTTCAGGCGGGTCAGGCTCCGGCTCAAGCGGTGGTGGTGCGTTAGGCTCAGGGTCGGGCAACGGCGGCGGTGGTGGATCAGCATTTAACGGCGGCGGTGGTGGCGGCGGTGCGGGCGCCTCCGGTCAATCCGTTGGAGGCAATACGGGGGGTAACGGCGGGAGCGGTGCGGCATCATCTATTACCGGAACCTCAGTCACTTACGCAGGCGGCGGTGGTGG